TATTTAAAGTGCCTATGCCATCAACCATAGCAGTATATTGTGGCATTTCGAATGAAACCTTAACATGGCTCTGTGCGGCCAGATTATAGATTTCATGAGGCATAATATCAACAATAACTTTTTGTAATCCCAAAGAATCTGTCATATCACCATAATGTAGGTGTAGTTTATCATAGATATGATCAATTCTGCCTGTATTGAAAGAAGAACTGCGGCGAATAATACCATGAACCTCATAGCCTTTATTCAGGAGAAGTTCAGCCAGATAACTACCGTCTTGGCCTGTAATACCAGTAATCAATGCTCTTTTCATTTTTCACCATTACATATTTTATTAACCACCGTAGCAAAGTCTGTACAGATACCAAAACACGAAAGAAGGAATGTATGTTGCAGGTTCATATACTGTTCAGGCATAACACATATACTATATGGCGTCAAGTCTTTTCCTGGATATGCCCATATAAATCGTTGGCTTGTTAGTGTTATATCATCTTCTTGATGCCAAAAGAAGTTGAGTGTATCCGACGGTGTTGTGTTTCGCAGAAATTGTTCCATGGCTGGTATATTTTTAGTATGAGTCCAGAACCTATTGTTTTTCAAATAATCAAACTCAATAGGATATTGTGGATCATCATGACCTAGATACCAGCCATCCTTATACCACACATCAATCTCAACATCAAAGCCCAGGTTCAGGGCCTTTTCAATAGTATCAGGCCTATTTTCAAGTTTCTTATTTGGCCCATTTACCAGACCTCTATGGGCGATTATTCTCATAGAGAGTCTATTGCCTTTCTCATCTTTCTGGCTCCATATTCAGACCCTTGTGGATCGGAGTGTATGAATCCTCCAACATTGGCCATCCAGTCAACACCAATCTTCTCTGTAATTGGAGCCACCAGGTCTGGATTCATGCCACATGATAGTGCTGGTACAACATTATTTCTTCTTAGGGTATATACATTCTTCATGATTGTGTCTTCATCATCATTTGAATATCCGCCCAACATACCAACATGTGCTGTATCAGCCCCACACAACCCGGCCAGTTGGCACAAAACATCCCAATCAATACTAAAATTATGCCCACTATATGTAATAACCTTATCACCGCTCTTCTGATAATGAATGAATAGAGGCATTCCCGAATTTCTAATAGCCCGATAAGATCCTAGACCAGACCATACATTAACATGAACGCCATGACCACCATTATTCAATACAATTCTGGCCTTATCTAAAATTCTATCTGGATCTGCATTGATACAGAAAGTATATACAATTTTCTTATCGCAGTTGTTTAGATAGTCAGAGATAAGTTCTACTCTTTTTTCTAGGGGGCATACTTTTGGATTTCCAAGAATTTCATCTTCTTTGATAAAATCCACACCGCCATCGACCAGTTGTTTGGTCATATCTAATAGTTGTTCGGGTGTTATTCCTGTTTTTGGTTTAATGATGCCACCAAATAAAGGCTTACCATATGAACCAGTCCAATCTCTAATTCCCTTGATACCAAAAAGAGGTCCCTTGAATTGATCAGGAGGAGGCAGTATATCCAATTCAAGCAGCCTACATGATGTAATATTATCAATGTCCATTTGCCCGCCCATCAAAAAGCAAAGCAACTGCGATACACCATCCCATTCCCAATCTATATTTTCATATGGGAATCCAATCCAAACCAACCCCTCAGATTTATCAAAGTCTTTGGTATATAAAATTTTAGCACAGTGGGCATTGATCATTTCTTTTGTTTCCCAAACGCTTCTTGCATTTGGATTTCCAATACTCTGACCAACAGCCAATTCTTTGGCGGCCTGATATAGATTGGTTTGGCTAGTCATATGATACTTGGCCCAAAAATACTTGGTCGTATCTTTCGTCTCAACAACAATGTCCATTATACACCTTTATGTCTTAGATATCTGATTAAATCTTCTGGAGTTCCGATAGGATGATGGCTTCTTATAGGGTAAACTTCAACTTTTGAATTTTGCTCTACATTTATATTATACACTGGGCAAATATAAAATTCATTATTAGTTCTTATATTTCTTTTGATCATTTCTTTGGCGGCACCGAAAAATGCACTTGCTTTTCTCCACATATAAACACCAACCGTAGCATTATTACTAATCACAACCTTTTCCGCCACCTCTTTAACATATCTATCAAGATCATCCAGTTTAGCATAACTGTGCTTTTTGTCAAGACTTTTAAATGTAAAAATAGTTCCATCACAATTAGATGTGTAAAAGTAATCATAAAATTCGGCTCTGTTCCATTCCATTATTTGGTCTGTGTTCGCTATCATCAAGGGAACATTAGGATCAATAGCGGTTTCAGCCAGAAGTGCTGTGCAGGCCGCACCCTCTGTCAGCCCAGGAACCTCTACAATTTGATATGAATTGGTCTTACAGAAAGATTTCTCTAAATCAGAACCAAATTGTTCAAGGTGGGCTTTCTGTACAAGAAAGACATAATCATTTTCATAGCCAAGATTTTCAATAACCCTTTCTATCATGGGTTTTCCCATTACATCAATCAAAGGCTTTGGTTTATCATAACCACACTCAGCAAATCTTTTACCGGCACCGGCCATAGGCAATAGTATCTTCATATCACACCTTCCAATAAATGAAAACAACTTTGATCTTTTACAGACACATCTTTTCTGATAAAAGAATTATCCATAGACCCAGCAGAACCTGGATAAAAAGGATGGTTCATATCATGATATTGTCTTTTATCATAAATGTTTTTTTCTGTCAAGTGTCTAATCAACATATGTTCACCAACCATATCTTCACCAGCATTATAATAATCGTCTAAGAAATCATAGACACTTGAATATATATCCATGTTTTGTGAAGAAGAAAAGGCGAACTGGTCTGTAATCATATTTCTTTCCATTAGATCGGAAGGAACATGTATCATGTCATTATTTAAACTTTTCAAATCAAACTTACGATTTACAGCATAGTCCATACGCAGGCGAAAAACCCAATCATATCTAAATTCATTTTCTATTTCATATAATCTTTTGATATTATTACAGATTTGTATTGATCGATAGAATGAAAAAACATTATATGCTTTATATCTTTCAGATGTTCCGCGAGGATATGTTTGTTTTAATATCAGTTGATTATTTTTATCCACTCTATATTTTTTAGGTTTATATGTCTCTATGACCTTTTCATGTTCGTTTTTATCATTATCATACCAGGTATGAATGAAAACATCAGCATCATATTCTTTTATTAAATTTTCGTAATGAAACTTATACCCAATTTGCCAGAATCGGGGCAATCCAGAAAAGCATAGTGCTACTCTCATCGTGTAAATATCCAGTCTTCCTGAATAAGTTTATCATTTGGGTCTTGATTCCAATAATGCTTTTCAACCAGCACAGACGGCTTGAACCCTAATGTGCCCATGAACTCAACCACCGCATCTTTGAGTGGTGCCCCTTTGTTATATTCCATCAGGGAAGTTTCGATCTGAATATATTTGGCCTGGTCTATCGTCTTTGAGCCACCCTTGATTATATCTATTTCCGATCCCTGTGTGTCCATCTTGATATAATCGAACTGCTTATATTCACCAAATTTAGAGAATATAACATCATCTAATAGTTTGGTATTCACATTGACATATTCAGCATCATCATAATGCTTTGTGGTTTCTTTATAATAAGATGCTCCTGTGCAGACGGCATTATTCTTGTTGATATACATTCTTATGAACTTTTCAGAATCTGATAGGCAGGCGATATCATATGGTATATTTGTTCTTTGTAGAAAAGGTTCACAGAAAGGATTGGCCTCCAGCATATAAATCTGGATGTTAGGATTCTTTGATGTTATTGACTGTGAAAAATGCCCTACATTTGCTCCTATATCAAGCAAAGTCTTGACATTATTGGCCATCATAAAATGTATTACATCCATTTCAGCCACCCTTATAAACACAACTATGAAACCATGATAAAAACTTATTCATATCCATATATCTATTTGTATCACCATTAGCAAAGATAGGCTGCATATACATTTCAATATACTTATCGTCATTCTGGTCCAACTCTATAATCTTCTCAAAGAAAGCCCTATCATCCTGATAATCATGCCAGTTGATATAGGCCTTAGGATTGAAATCCAGATTTGATGTTGTTGATCCCCAATAGATTGGAATAGTTTTCATATAGAAAGCATGGAATAGTTTTTCTGTGCAATAACCAGGCCAAGAACTATTCTCAAAGCAAAGATTGAACTTATACTTTACCAGAATATCGTTTTTGTTTTTGGCCGCTTCTAGCCCTCTTGGTAGAATATAACCAACATTATTGAATAAAGGCCCATAAGAATCCACTTTTTTATATGATGACAGGCTATGGAACATATTGTTCCTTGCCTGGCTTCCGCCGTTACCTGATATGAACCCACAAAAACCAGTTTTATCCTTTAGATCATCTGGGCTTCTTTTTACGTCCTCTATTCTAGGCATACCAATTCGGTCGGTCATCATCCAATAGTCAATAATATAAAGAGGCAGTCTATAATGGTTGTGGGTATCATAATGATCAAATGTTATGGCATAGTTGCAAGAATAGTTCCATGCCCGGCGATTTTCACCTGTATAGAATATCTTTATTACATCAGGCCGATTGTCAAATTCTTTGTTTCTCTGACCAAAAGTTTCATCGCAGAAGATAAGATAATCTGGATTGTTATCATCACGGATTATTTCATATCTCTGTGAGAGAATATCAATAAAAAATTCATCGAGCCTTTCAAAATAATCGACAAATCCTAGTTTGAGTATAGGTTTTGTCATCTCTTATACCAAAACCAGACTGTGTTGGTGGCAATATTGATTGGGGTTCCAATTCTATTCTTTCTTCGGGTAGTTGTAAGAGCGGCCTTGACCTTCATACTACTGTGTTCATTTCCACATACAATTCCATTTGGTCTTAAAAATCCATAATATTTTTCAAATAGATTCTCAAAATTACAATCAGAATCAAAAATCAAAAGGTCAATGCTATCTTTTGTCAGGTCTGCTGCTGAAACCATCTTGAACTTATCACCCAAGGTGGCTGTATTTTTCTTGAGGACAGCATCATATTCTGCGTTTGGTTCTACGCCATAATAAGACTTGACACAACCACACCTATCACATAAATCAACGGCGTTTTCACCTTTTTTAATACCAACCTCAAGAATTTGAACTTCTGCCTTTTTCATCCTTTTGATATAAGGAGTCATTTCTTTAGATACCATTTTATCAGAAGGCCACATTTGCATTTGCTTGAGTGTTTCTATATCAAAAAAATCTGGATCACCAAACATTACATATCTCCATATAATTTTTCTATTTTATCTTTGAGGCCATTTACTCTATCATATTGATGTATGATTGTAAAGTCCAAATTATCAACATCGGGCTGATCATCTGTGTATTTCATCTGATATGAGATTAGTTCTGTAGGATTCTGCTGGCAGATTTTGCCAATATCACCGTGCCCAGACTTGACGGCCGCCAAAGATGTTCCTAGTTGAACAGCCCAGCGATCTTTATTTGCTGCTTTATGAATGACATCCTTATATGGCTCCTGCTGAATGAGGAAGTTGAAGACGGCCTGATCTACGATAGGGATAGGTCTATTGATGCTCATCTGGAATATCATCAGCAATAAGTCTTTCACATAATCAAACTCACCAGCAATCGTGCCTACATTATATATAATATTGCCCTTGAGTATATTGTGAAAGAATGGACCAAAGGCTTCTAATAGATTCTGATTACCCCATGGCTCATCTTCATATTTAAGGCCTTCAGATGAACAGACTAACATCTTATGCTTTAGATTAGCCCTGAGCCAGTCGGATGGATTCTTACCAAATACCACATCACGGGTATCTGTGGTGATTACATAACGATATTCATTCTTATTTAATTGATTAAGAGTATTCCAAATATAAAAGAAACGCTCAACATGAGGAGCGCCTTTGCTATCAGCCTTGAAACTGCCGTCTTCCTGTCTTTTGCCATATAGAGATACTTTAACTCCTCTTTCTGAAAGTTTGTCTATGGTTTCTTTTGTGATATTTGTGGCAATAAGAATAACATCACCTGTAAATCCAGACTTTGCTATAGAATTGACCCAGTATTTAAGATGTTCCCATGAATAGTTGGATGCTCCACCTATGATAATGTCTTTTGCCAAGGGTATTCTCCATAATGTTTAAGGACGGTGGCATTACCGTCTTTGAAGAAGTTTATATTACCATACTTCTTTTCAATATTATCATCAAGTCTATAGCACATGGTATGCTGGCCACTTGTGCCATAATTATCATGCTTCATCAGTTTTGATATGATATGATAGAACCTGCGATCACCACCCCAACCAGAGTGCCAATGCTGGCAAACCTGGATAAGGAACTCTCGCTTGAATAGATATGATGATGTATCTACAAGATATTCTTTTTGTTCTTTATCGAGGGACCAGAAAATGGGCCAACGACCAAGGCTTTCACAGCAGTCTTTTTCTACAAACTCACCCGTCTTTTGATGAATGTTGCGTAGAGAATATATCCAATCATAGTTTTTTGATTCAAGGGTCTTTACCAGAGATTCAATATGATTTGGCTCATACCAGTTATCCTCATCAAGGAACGCAACATAATCTGAATTGATTAGATGTGGATAACCAGCATAAACTCGATGGCCATAGAAATCACCCCCAGTTTTGCCAGTATTTTCTGGAGATACGGTCGTTTGTAGGTTGATATAATATTCTGATATATTCAGCAGATTGACTTTATCAACAAACTGTGGGCCATCAATAACGACAAGGTGCTTAGTGTATGCATATGTCTGCTTATTAACACTATCAATGGCTTTGAGTAGATATTCTTGACCGATAGTTGGTGTTATTACTGTGACGGTCTTGGGTTTACTTGATTCATCAACAAAGTTATATTGCATCACTTCACCGTAGCGCAGAGAACATCACCAGGAACATGACCTTCAAGGAAGTTTATGTTATAATCAGGATTAATTTCCTTGATAATATTCAGGGCATCTTGTTCACTAACATATGACCATTCTGCTGAACCAAACAATCTCCTATCATCAATAAAGATTGTGTGGGTCTTAGTGTTATGGGCCTTGATAATATTAAGTTCATCAACAACGGGAGAACCACCAGAGCGGCCTCCTCTCAAATCACCCGAGGCATGAGCATCAAGCCAGAATGTGGCTGGCTCATCAATTCTCTTGAGTATTTCTTTGAGGCAGTCAATGGAATCACCATACCAAATCTTGACACGATCTTCATCCTTGAACATTTCAAAGGCTTTATCATATAGTTCGGTGTCAAGTTCAATCGAATGGATAAACTCGAAACCGGCACTTAAGGCCAACTTAACGGTGTCGCCCTTATAAGTGCCGGTTTCAATAAAGACTTTGCCATTACCGAATTTTGAAAGATAGTCAAGATTTAGATGTGATGCAGGCTTTGATTCATCAATAATATTCAACTTAAACATAATGTATCTCCATTATATAAAACTACACCACTATATAGCAAACTTTTAAAATGATCTGGTAGCAGCCACTCTATGAATATCACCACGAGATAGACCCATGTCTCTGAGTTCAATATCGGTCATCTTGTTTAGTTCTCTCATAGAACGATTATAGGACTTCCAGGAAATGAAAATATCGATTAGTGCCTTGAAAAACTTCATGTTGCTTCTCCTTATAGGTTGAAAATGGGAGGTGGCGGTGTTAGCCGCCACCTTTCTTCTGATATTAACCTTTAAGGAATTGCTTCTTAGAGGTCTCTTCACTATTGATATCGATCTTCTTGGCCTTCTTCTCTTCAGGAATGAAGCGTTCAAGCCAAATCTTGAGCATACCATTGATTAGATCGGCATTCTTGACCTCAACGGTGTCAGCAAGAGTGAACTTACGGGTAAAGGCTCGATCAGCGATACCCTTGAAGACAAACTCTTCACCATCGGTATCGGTTGATGTTGAACCCTTGATTGTAAGGACACCTTCCTGTAGTTCAAGTTCCAAGTCTTGCTTACCGAAACCAGCGACGGCCATTTCGATAACATACTTGTTATCCTCAACCTTACGGATATTGTAAGGAGGATAAGTTGGAATCTTGGGAAGACCATCAGCAAGCTCGTTCAGACGCTTGAATATTGAGTCATATCCAACAGTAGTCTTGGCGAAGTTAGGAAAAGTATTTGGATCGAAGAAAGGTAGGTTAGTTAGTGTCATGTGTAACTCCTTGTTAAGCGAGTGTTGATGTTAAAGTTCCTCCATTAGGCAGGAACTTATCGGTGTCGGGTACGCTAATACCTTATCCCGACGGTGGTATTTATAACAAATCCGGTTAGAAATGTCAAGTAGATTTTACGCCAGTTGAGCCCATTCCGCCATTACGATCAGTCTTGGTTGCTGGTTTATCACTTGTTTCTTCCAGAACATACTGTTCAACCTTAACCAATTCACCCTGTGCTATACGATCACCATTATTAATGCTGATTGGATTATCTGAAATGTTTGTCATTAGAACAAATAGTTCTTCTACATAATCAGAATCAATAATACCTTCAGCATTGACTAATACAAGGCCTTGCTTGAGGGACAGACCAGAGCGGGCATGGACACGCACGGAATAACCTTCTGGAATATCTAAAATAAGCCCAGTTGGCACCATCATTCGATCACCAGGCATGATGACAAAACCTCTTGTGTCCCGGAAATATCTGGTGATTGGTGCGTTCTGGCCACTAAAGCCTTTATACTCAGACTTACCAGCAGAAGAAAAGCAAATGTCAAAACAGGCCGACTGCTTTGTAGCAAAGATAGGTGAATATGTTTCAGGATGTGTCTTATAAAACTTCAAGGTTTCCATTATATAACTCCATTATATATCAACTTTCCATTCTTTTACATCACTATCACCGTCTCTTGTGACAGTGAAACAGCGGCCGTCTCCCATCAACACGCCAATAGATTTATTTTCATCAAGAGATTGACTCCAATAAAACCCACCGCTAGTTTGAATAATACAGTATGGGCAACCTATAGTAGGATTATATACAGATACCAATATAGCATCACCGAGATTATCACCACGATCAGTAACTTGTTGGCAGCGTGAATAAACATCCATACTAACCCAACTGGTTATGCCATTGACGATATCTTGTATCCAATCCAGACTAATATCAACATCATTATTTCCGGTAAGTTCTGGGAAATTAGTTACATTTGTATCTTTGTCGATTACAAATGAAGATTTGGTTTGAGGATTTGGTGTGGCCATATGGATACTATAAAATAGATTATTGTCTATAATATCCTGACCATTTCTAATAACAAGCCTGGAATCTTTCCTAAACCAAGCGGTATATCTATCAATAAATCTTTCTAACCACATAGGTAAATTTCTCATGTTATAACTCCTCGGATTAAGTTTTTTTACCAATACTATACTTAGTCACCAGGGTCCATTCATTTTTTTCTTTATATGGTAAAACTTTAATTTGACTTAGAGGTGCTACGGGATCGGCACTTTTCTTTTCATCGGCCAATTTAACCAGACCCCATTCATCAAGTAGATTGGCTATTGTATTTAATCTGGCCTTATCGTCAATAGAAAAATCTGATTTCTTACCATCTAATAAAAATAATTGTTTAAAATGTAGTATGTAATATTTGCCTTGTTTGTGGAGTATGTGACAAGATTGATATAGTGTTTTATCTTTTTTTGATGCTATACCGATACGGGATAGCGTCTCTTTGACTTTGAGGAAATTATCGGGTTCTGGTAGAGTTACCTCTACTAATTCGCTTAGGTTTATCATTTTTCAATCCACCCTTGTCTAATCTTTTTCTTATTTCATTAATTTGGTCATCAGACAGAACCATCAGAGCCTCTTTGGCCTTATCGTTTGAATACTTGTAGTATTCTTTAATAGCCTCCAAATCCTCAATAGTTTCTTTCTTCTGCCATTTCTGGAAGGGTCTTTTATAACCCCGTATGGTATTTAGAAGATAATGGAACTGTAGGAGACGGTCGGTGGATGGAAATCTATTCATTTCATTAGCACGGAGTATACAATCTTGATGAAATGACAACGCTTTATTGACAACGAAGGGGACATAATCCCCCTCGTTGCCTTCGGTTACTACAGGCCGTTTGGTCTGTAATATAGCTGGTACAATGTCTTTGAAAAGGTCAGACATTATATTATACTAACTGTCTCCAGTCTACTGGTTTGCTGTTGATATCAACAATATCCGTTTCGACTGGGTTTCCGCCCTTAGCAGGATCGTTATCGATTAGCTGAGGCAGGAATCCTGCAAACTTGATAGGAAACTTGCTAACAGGCATTCCTGTTTGCATTTCACAAAAGTCTTGGAGAGACTTCAAGGTCTTATCAAAAGAATAAACCCAATCTTCTCTCTGTTCCCTCAAGGTCTTTGTATGCCCAGGAGCTTCCATATAGGCATAAATTAGTACATTAGGAATCTTATTGGTCTTAAATAGACCCTTCTTAGCATCAACATGCTTTTCAGCGAGAAGCTTGATGGCATTCATAAGAGTCATACGGCCCGTCTTCTCTGTAGTAACATAACCATATGCTCCTGTGTCCTTAAAGTTGGCATCACCTTCGTAAGGAATCTTAAACTCATACTTACAGGCTGCCTTAACATTGTTGTTACCAATGCCCTTAGCAAGATAAACACGATACTTACTGCTGGCAGAAGAGTTCATAATATCAATAAAGATACTTTCTCTCCTGTTTTTGGAGAGGTGTTTCCCTGCAATCATAACAAACTCTCTGACTGAGAGTTCATCATTAGCCAGTTCACCTTCACGAATAGCAGCAAGCGCACTATTAACAATGTCACCAGAGTCACTACCACGTTTTGGGGTATGATTCTGATTACAATGTAGTTGAAAAAGTCGCTCATCAAGCTTAGATTCTGGAAGGTAAACATCCAGAAGCATTTTATTCCAGTTGGCGGTCTTAGCGGCATGTAGACGATGAAAACCATCCTTCAATACATACTTCTTTGCCTTGGCATCCCAAACAGCCCACGGAGGAGTTTGAGTATAAATCCATCCGTTTTGTTTATAAGAATCTGCAATGTTACATACATGGTCCTTAATGCAGTTCTTATGTCTGGCCTGATTGTCATCATCAACAACAATATCATTATCAAGGTCGACAATGATGCGCTTAAGGAAGTTCATTCCCTTAAACTTGATTGGTGGGGCAAACTTAAGCGATTGGTCGATATCAAAGTTAGTCATTTTTATTCTCCTGGTTCTATCGGATAAAATCGGAATGAAATTATCCTTGAGATTAAGTTATACAATGAAATGCCCGACACCATGTCCTGCATTTATCACTGTAACAACATAGTAGCATTGGATGTTAATTATGTCAAGTGAATTTTTAAACAAACTCACAATCCACCATAATTTCTGTCAGGCAAGCCACGAGATTGATTTCTTGGTCAGCCACAAAAGCAGACTGATATTGATACTTAGCCAGAATAACAACAGCCTGCGGAATGCTATTTGGCTTTAAATACTCATAGAGGCTATCATAAATCTTACGATAGACACGGGCCGGTTCAATATCAGAATTGACGACAACCCACTTTCGCATTTCAGCAAAGTTCTTTTCTTTCAGGTTTTTTACAAGGTCACTTATCTTGCGTATATCGGAAACTTGAGAGACAATACCAGCATCAATAGAGCCAGAATTGCTATACCGTTGGAGTTCATTAAGAGTTCTACGATAATCTGGAAAGAACTTCTGAATAATCTTGACAACAGCGGGACGATCATATGTAATCTTCTCCTGTGTTAGGATTTGTTCGATGCGCTTGAGGAACAAAGCGGCCATTTCTGGCTTTTCATCTTTGTTTAGGCTGAAATCAATAACAGAACACCTCGAATGAAGAGCATCAATCAGGCGAGACTTGAAATTACAGGTAAAGATAAAAGTACAATTAGAAGAAAACTCCTCAATCGCACCTCTCAGGCCAGCCTGTGCTTCAGGGGTTAGATAGTCAGCCTCATCAAGGATGATAACCTTGCGACCACCGGTCAGGGAAATGGTAGAAGCATATCCCTTGATCTTGGTTCGCAAGGTATCAATAC